GCTTCACCTATCTAGCCGGGGATCATCGGCAGGCCGCGGCCGACCTCGCCATTCTCATCGAACTAGCCAAGCAATAGGAGTAGGAACCATGTTAGCAACAATCGAGAACCGTATTATGTTGGCTGCAATCGACGCAGCGACTCAGAGCCTCAGCAAAGCCTGTCAGGAGGAGTATGATAGGGCTCACGAGCACTCGGACGATAAGGAGCGCTGGGCAATGTATATGACGCGGGGGCAGATCTTTGCGGGCATGGCCAATGCCCTGCGGGCCGCTGCTAAAGCCATTAGGGAGGGCTGACCCATGAGTTTCTTCAAGGACATCTATATCAATCAGCTGGAACGGGAGTATGAGAAGCTGGTGGCGGGTGGCATGATGCCCGATCGGGCCTATGCCGTGGCTGGCGAGAACGTCTACAAGAGGATGAGGGAGATTGTGACCAGCGAGCTCGACAAGGCCGACCAGGCCCTGGACCGCACCCGATGATACCTCCAAAACCAGCTCAGGGCGTGCGGGAAGGCGATCGAGTCAAGATTGCCATAGCAATGCCGCACGCCCTCTTTAATAAGATATCGGAGAGAGCACGGCGTGATGGGGTATCCTTCAATCGGACGGCAGTGGATCTCCTGACATTAGGGAACTTTGACCTTGAAGAATCTGAGCGTCACGATTCTCCTGTTGCTGGCCCATAGCTGGTACCCGAGCGAGTGTTGCGGGGACGGGGACTGCCATCCCGTCCCCTGCGCTCAGCTCCTCACGGTTCAACGCCAGCCCAAGCCATCGCAAGACAATCAGTGTCATATCTGCATCCATAAGGGTCAGATCCTCTGCATCTTTACACCACAGGCAACGTCATGAGCTTACCGACCACCGGCGAACAATTCACCCTTCTCATCGAGCACCTGCGCCACGCTCAGGAGGCCGCTGCTATGCTCTCGCATCTGGAGGCCGACAACAGCCCGCTGGTCAGCCGCAAGTGGCTCGATGTCTCCGAGATGCTCAAGCTGACCGTCGAGCACATCACCATTATCGCCACCAAAGGCATCACCCGCTGGAACTAGGGAGGCGTCAGTGATCCAAAACTTCTACACCATTGTGCCGCAGGCCCAAGCTGTCACGGCTATCACTGGCACCAACCAGCAGGTAGCCTCGTTGTCTCTTCCCGCAGGGGAGTGGAGCGCCTCTGCAGAGCTGTGGATCAACGTCACTGCCGGCACTCCCACTGTCGACACCCTCTACGGCTGGATCTCCGAGGTCGCTCTTACCATGCCCACCGATCCCGCCAGCGAGATCGCCGCCGCTCTCACCTCACCCACCCAGACCAGGCAGACCTCGGGCACCACGGCCGGGTGGATCCTGCCTATGTCATCCATGTACGTTACCGAAACCGCTGCCTTCACCATCTACTTGACCGCACAAACCAACTTCACCGGTGGTGGGACCGTCCTCCTCTACGGTCAAATCTCCGCCAGCGGCACGCCCGCCTCCGGTGTTATTGCTTCCGGCCCCTTTGTCTACGTTCATCTGACTGATGGCTCGTGGGAGGGCTACATCAACCTTGCGATGACCCAGTGGGTCCGATCCAACGGTGGCACGGGATCTATTCTCCAGGTCGAATCCCGCGTTATCGACGTGACCGAAGATCCCGCTTCGATTGTCGCCAACGCCTGAAATAAAGTATTGACTTAACTATTAAGGCAAGCTAAGGTACATACCGATGAACGAGAAAGCCGCCGCAGTCTGGTATGCTGCCCTTCGCGCCGAGATTGGCGTGGTGGTCCTGACAGACGACACCTTCAGGTGCAAGCAAGAACTCTATGCTGCACGGAGTGAGATCGGCGACCCTGCACTGGACGCGCTGTCGATAGCAGCCGTCAAAGATGATGATGAGCGGATTTGGGTATTGAAGAGAGGACGCAGCGATGGCGAGACCTAGGGCACCCGGACGATTGGAGAAGGTGACGTTGAACCTGTGGTACGGTGATTTCACCAAGGTAGGGATCGTGTGTCATGCCGATTCGGGTACGGTAATTCGAGGCTGGGTACGTTCGAAGCTCAAGGAGCGCATCCGCGACCTGCGGACCAATATGCAATTGTCGAAGGTAGGAGGAGACAATGACTGACGATCTGGCCGAACTGTACGCCCGCGATCCCCAACAGCTGACTCGCTCTGATATTGAGGCGATCATTGCGGACCTGCGTCGAGCCCGTGACGAATTTCGCCTCGGCGAGAAGGCCCCGAAGAAACAAACAAGGAAATCAACGAAACAGATCGACTTAGACCTTTAAAGCACCTTCAGGAGTAGGGAACCATGAAAAGCCAGTACGAGCTGGATCACGAACGCGACCACCTCAAGCACGAACCTCCACCGCCCTCACCATTTCTGCCCGGCACCCGCATCCAGTACGCTTGGGACAGCACGTCGTTGGGTTGGTTCAAGACCTGCCCGCGGCTCTATCAGTACAGCATGATTGAAGGGTGGCGGCCCAAACAGCCCTCGATCCATTTGCACTTCGGCCTGCTCTATCATGCCGCTCTCGAACTGTATGATCGGCTGAAGACCAAGGGTGCCACCCACGACGATGCCCTGGTCGCGGTAGTGCAACAAACCATGAAGGATAGTTGGGCGTGGCCTTTCGAAGAGGGTGGACCGCCCAGCGTTGCGGCGAAGACCCGCCCCAACTTGATCCGCAGCATCGTTTGGTATCTGGAGGAGTTTGAGAACGATCCGTGCGAGACGGTTATCCTGCATAATGGGAAGCCCGCCGTTGAGCTGAGCTTTCGTCTGGAGCTGGACTATGGACCAACGGGTCGACTGGGCGGACAGCCCTACGTGATCTCGGGCCACATCGATCGGCTCGTGACCCTGAACGAGGGCACCTACGTGATGGATCGGAAGACGACGGCCTCCATGCCTGGCTCTTTCTACTTCGACAAGTACTCTCCCGACAACCAGATGAGCCTTTACAGCCTCGCCTCCAAGATCGTCTACAACACGCCCGTCAAAGGGGTGATTATCGATGTGGCGCAGGTTGCTGTCACCTTCACGAGGTTTGCGCGGGGCTTCACCTATCGCGGCGAGGACCAGCTGAACGAGTGGCTGAGCGACGCTCGGTACTGGTTTGAGCTGGCCTATCGTTATACGGAGGCAGGTCACTGGCCAATGAACGATAAGGCCTGCGATATGTATGGGGGCTGCCCTTTCAGGCGGGTTTGTTCGAAGGCCCCTGAGATGCGCCAGATCTTTCTGGAGAGCGACTTTCGCCGTGAATCTTGGAACCCATTGGAGGTGCGCTGATGACACAGGAACAACTCAAGCTCTTGGAGAGACTGGAGTACGCACTGCAAGATGCAATGCGAGCCATCCACATAGTCCGCAATTCATTTGCAGAGTTGAATGATCCTATCCCTGATCTTAGCGGTGATTCTTCTGTTCTTGAAGAACTCTCTGACAAAGATCCGCTTTATGATCCGATCGTATGGCTCAGAAATGCAAGAGCTATTTTCAACTGCTATAGCGGCCGATTGGATAAGTTTGAAAAGGGTCTTTGCAGCGATCCCAGACCGAAGAGTTTCCGCCCCTCCGATAATCAAGTCAACAAGCTGAAAACGCTGATCGTACGACTAAACTGGGAACTGCAATGAAACGGATCACCCGCTTTGCCCCCGAAGTCGTCAAGCAGGCTCTCCTCGACTGGCTCTGCGGCCGCTGCGACTATCCCCTTCCGCCTGATGAAACCGTCGAGATCCGCATCAACGAAGACTTCATCAGACTGATCTGGAGCGAACCCGATGCCAATACTGGAAAAGCCGAGCAGCACGACCCTTGTGAAGATTCTGGTCCTGGGCGACAGCGGGACGGGGAAGACGGGCTCGCTGGCTAGCCTCGTCCGGGCTGGGTACCATCTGCATGTTCTCGATTTCGACTGTAAGGTCAAGGGTGGCATCCTTCCCGTTCTGGTCGAACGTGATTGTCCAGACTTCCTCGGGCACGTCGATTTTGAATCCTTACGCGACAAGTTCAAATTTAGCGCGGTGGGCCCCGTCTTCAATGGCACACCTTCCGCCTTCGCCCGCGGTATGGCACTTCTGGACAAGTGGTCCGACGGAAGCGTTCCATCCGAGTGGGGGCCCGAGCATGTGCTGGTGCTGGATAGTCTCACCTTCTTTTCCGATGCTGCGTTCAACTGGGCTAAGTCAATGAACCCTGGTGCCAAGGAGCAACGCACCTTCTTCGGGGTGGCGCAAGGGGCCATCGAGAAGATGATCGAGAAGGTGACATCTTCTGACTTCAACACCAACGTCGTCGTGCTGGCACATATTGATTGGCAAGAGCGGCCCGACGGCACAATGAAAGGCTTTCCTGGCACTGTAGGCAGGGCTCTCAACAGCACCATTCCCGCCTATTTCGAGAATGTGGTGCTCATGCATATCGCGGGCGGCAAACGGATCATTCAGACCATTCCGACCGCCCTGGTGGATCTGAAAAACCCCGCAGCCTTCAAGATGCCTACGACCTTGCCAGTGGAGACGGGGCTGGCAGGCTTTTTCGAAACCCTGAAAGGAGGGAAGTGATGACGTCTCTGAAACAAGATCTTGAAAACCTTAGACTTGCACATGTCGTTATGAGCACAAAGCGAGAGCGCCTGTTCGATGCCGGCAAGGATACGTCGGACATTGACGATGAGCTGATCGGTCTCGAAGAGGAGATGGAACAGATCAAGATATCGATCCATGAGGCGGAGAACCCATGATGCCAAGACCTGACGTTGACATGATGATTATCGGGCTCGATCGATACAGGGCCGAACTCGAAGACGAAAAGGGCGTACTCGAAATTCAAAGGGAGGGCTTCGCCGATGAAAAAGAAGAGCTAGAGGTAATCGAAGACGATATGGAAATCCTGCAAATCCGCATTGACAACTTAACCCTCGCAATCGACGCACTGGAGAACATCTGATGACAAACTTTGTAGATATCCTTTCCACCCCCATCGAGCAGGTCAAACCGTCTTTCGTGCGATTGCCCGCCGGCCAGTACGACGCTCTGATCGAGGGTATGCCCAGCGAGCAGACCCTCGGAGCCAACGAGACGCCTGCCGTAGTCTTCAATCTGCGCTTGCTGAGCCCCATCAACGTCGACATGGACGATCTCTTCGAGGCTCTCAACGGTCGCTCCCTCAACGACATCCCCTTGAGATACACCCATTGGCTCAATGGCAATGGGCTGTTCCGTCTCAAGATTTTCCTGTGCGACCACCTCGGCATCAAGGCGACCGGCAACCTAAGACAAATGCTTCCCGAGGCCTCCGGCAAACAATTTGTGGCCACTATCACCCACAAGGCCGGTCGTGACGGCGAGATCATGGCCAATGTTACAGCGACCGCCCGCTCTCCTTCGCTGGCGGCCTAGGGCTCCGAGGCACCGGCCAGAAGCCTCGGATGGCCCCCGCCCGGTTGAGTTGAGTCCCTACTCCCTCCTCTCGGGCGGGGTGCCCCTTCCGACCATACCGATGCCGAATCTATAATTATGGGAAATTACGATATAGCCCTTGTCGGAGAAGCCTTCGGGGCCGAAGAAGAAAGAGTGGGCAAACCGTTCGTGGGGATGGCGGGCTGGCAGCTCGACCAACTCCTGAAGGTCGCGGGCATCCACCGCAGTCAGTGTCACGTCACCAACGTCTTCAACCTGAGACCCAAGGAGAACAATCTTGAAAACATCTGTTCCAAGGAAAAGGCGGGCGGCTTCGTCCCCATCAAACCTGGTTGGTACCTACGAGAGGAATACTTCTCGGAGGTTCAACGCCTGCATAAGGAACTTAGAGCGCTCCGGCCTAACGTTGCGGTGCTCCTTGGAGCTACAGCCGCGTGGGCTCTGCTTGGTCGTACGGGGATCGCCGCACTCCGCGGGTCCGTATGCCACAGTACTTTCATTCCCCATCTTAAGTGTCTCCCCACCTATCACCCGGCGAACATCCTCTACGATCCAGCCCACCGCTGGGTCACCATCCTCGACCTCCGAAAGGCCGCCAAGGAAGCCGCGTTCCCGGAAGTCCGACGGCCCCATCGAACCATCTACATTCAGCCCACCCTCGCTGATCTAGAGTGGTACTATGAAAACCATCTCAGGGACGCAGCCCGCATCACCTTCGACATCGAAACGGCGGGAGATCAAATTACCTGCATCGGCTTTGCTCCGGATTGTCGATCAGCAATTGTCGTCCCCTTCACTGACCTCCGAACTGCGGACGGAAGCTATTGGCGCACTGCGGCAGATGAAGCGAAGGCGTGGCGATTTGTATATCGAGTTCTCAATAGTCCGGCTCCAAAGACCGCACAAAATGGGCTTTATGATATTCATTTCCTCTGGCGACGCTGCGGGATTCCGGTCAATAAACTTGCGGATGACACCATGCTCCTTCACCACGCCCTGCAGCCCGAAGCCGAAAAGAGTCTCGCTTTCCTCGGCTCGATCTACACCTCCGAGGCGGCGTGGAAACTGATGCGGATGCGGGGCAAGACCACCATCAAGAGGGACGAATGATGCAACAAAAAGATTGGGATAAGTGGGACGCCATGATTTTCAGCAGCGATGATCCTCCCGAAGAAGGATACGAAGCAGCGGACTCGATCCAGGAAAGGGTTGGTCAATTCATCCGCACGCTCGAACCAGAAGAAAGAGCAACCATCAAACTGACATGGCTGACGAGAGAGGATGAGTTGATTTGTATTGTGGAGTCGTGGCGGCAATGAAGGCGGTCAAGACCCATGAGTTGCACGAGGTCGATGTGATCTTGATGGGCGAGACCGAGAAACTGTGGGTCTATAACGGACTCGATTGTTGTGTTACGTCGGAGGTGCTGGATGTTCTGCTGCCTCAGCTGGACGAGACGACACGGAAGACCTACGAGTTCAGCAAGGCACTGCAAGCGCCGGTGCTAGAGATGAAATTGAGGGGGGTGCTGATTGACCGAACACAACGAGACAAGATCCTGCGAGAGTACGAACGAACACTGGGAGCGTTGGCTGGCCAACTCAAGGAGATCGTTCGAGAAGGTATTGGAGTATCTGATTTCAGCTGGAACTCTCCAGCCCAGCTCAAAGGACTTCTATATGAAACTCTTCGAATCCCACCTGTGCGACGAGAAGGAAAGACAACCGTCGACCGCGAAGCCCTCGAACAACTCGGAAAATACTTCGATGCCGGACAGTACAGACACGCCCAAATCATCGTCAACCATGCCTTACGACTTAGAGACATTACAAAAAAGATTGGAGTTCTCAAGACGGCTATTGATCCTGATAGACGAATGCGTACGAGCTACAACATTGCGGGAACAACGACAGGTCGCTTCTCTAGCAGCGTTGGCGACTTCGGAACTGGAACAAATCTGCAAAACATTGAGGAGTCATT